GTCTGCTGTTGCTGCCGAAACGATTGCTTCAGCCTTTGCAAGTGCAGCGTCACGCTTTTCAATAAGTGTTTTGCTGAATGACATTATGACCTCCAATGGTCAATCGGTTTATGTTTTTCCGAGTGATAAAACCAGTGACCGAATTGGTCGGCTGTTTAACGGCTGCGTAACTTCTCTACTGCAATCTGCGATTTTCGCAAACGCATTAAAGAAGTCGCTGGAATAGTAACAGACGAATTACGGTTACGCAACTCGGCAACTGTTTCCTCGTAAGCAGGGAAAGTAACTACGCTCACATCAAACAACTGAACCTCACGCAGTTCACGAACCGAACGATCATCTGACCAGTTATCTTTAATTGTTCTGAAAGCGAAACTCATTTGGTTCAAGTCGCCTCGCTTCATCGCTGAGATAATTCGTGCAGCATCAGGATTGGTTGGGTCAAGTTCTGCTTCTACACGCAAACCACGCTCATCTTCTTCAAGAGCAAGTGTGCCTGACTTTGAGCGAGCCAACGGCACTCCTTCGTGATCAATCAGCAAGCGAACATCTGCGCCATCGTTCAAAGTTTTTGAGAACGCACCACGCTTAACATATTCTGTAAACGGCATCGGCTCTGAAGGCGAATCAAAAATTGCAGCGTAACCTATAAGCGTGTTGCCATCACCTTCGGCACGAACTTCAAGATTGCTGTAAGCAATAGTTCGTTTCTCGTCAATCGGTTTCGCAACCCAATTAAATGTTTCGGTCATAGTTGCCTCACTTTACTTTGTTTCGTCTAACTTTGCCACAACACGCTCGGCGTATGCTTGCGCCCGTCTTGCGCTCGCCTTGCTTGAACCGCCACCCCACAACAACATAGCGACAAGACCAGCAGTAATCTCATCGCCTTGAACTGCGTCAAGATCGACAATGTGCCGTGCTATCCACGGGGATATCTTGCGCCATTTGTTCTCGCTTAACGCTTCGCCGTTCGCCATACGGCGAGCATCAGCGACAGTTGCAGGCACAAGCCCATCACCTGAATAGCCTTGCTCGTGTAATGCTAAACCACGCTTTGCTGACGCTCGCATAAAAGCAGGCGCAGACAAATCAACAGCCCTGTATTCATCTTCTTCCATTTCATCATCATCTGGCTCGTCTAATTCGTATGCGATTTTTGCTTGATTCAAAATGCTGATCGCCTGATCGATAGCAGCAACCATTTGTTCGTTTCTTTTGCTCGATGGTTTCGGTAGATCGTTAATCTTTGTGAGAGTTGAAAACTTATGACCCACCAATCTGTCGGTAGCAATAAAACCATCATCTTGTTCTTTGTAAATCCTGATTAACGCAGCAGGGTCGTCGTTTGTTCCCTCGACTGTAAAACTGCTATTAGGAATGTTGATGATGCCATCTCTTTCTATGCGCTCAATCTTGCCTCGTGCTGTGCCACCTGACGATTGCCACGAAACAAAGTCACCTATCGAAACATTTTCTACAGCCATAGTTAATCCAAATCAGGTGTCAGAACTTTAAGATCGTGCGTTCCAGCAGCAACGATGCCATAAAGTGTTTCGTTTGTTGGCACGAATAATTGTTGCGTTTCTCCGTTGCCGAGATGATAACCGTTTGAAGTAGTTACATTCGAGCCACCCAAATAAACAGTTACACCTGCGCTGTTATGAATATAAACTGTGCGTGGCTTGTCATCTTTAGGCACAACAAGAGTTGCTGCATCGGTTACTGATACAAGAGTTGAAATCATAATTTACTTTTCTGGTGGCATAGCGTCTGTGCCAACAACAGGTGTTGTTGAAGGCGCAACGAACTGATCGCCACCCTCGTAGGGTTCACGGTTTTCTATTTCTCGTGCTTCGTTCGGTGTCAATGTTGCCGACAAGATTTGGATTTGTTGTGCTTTAACACGGGTCATCAGATCGGCTCGCAAGAACTCCGAAGCATTAAAGCGAACCTGCTGTGTCAATGGCAGCATTTCGCTGAACGCTGTTTCTAATCTGCGAACCCAACCAAGAAGCGTGTATTGATAGAACGCTGAGCCGACTGCCTCGAGGTTCTGATAGGTCTGGCTGTCGCCCCCTGTGCCAATAATCAAGTGGAGGGGTATGCGATACACACGGGCGATATCTCGCACGATTGATTCTTTGTGTTCCAACATTTGCATATCGGCTGCACTCGTTGTTATTGGTCGCCATTTCAAACCGCCTTGCAGAACAGCAGGCTTGCGATGTTTGTAATGTGCCTCCTCCCACGAATCACGAATCTGTCGTGCCTGATCAGGTGTAAGTGCACCATCTGTTTCTAGAACCGATGACGGTGTTGCGCCTTCGCCGTAGAACTGCGCCAAGAATCTGTCCATCGCTAGACCCATTCCGATTGTGTTTCGCATTGTTTCAATCGGTGAAACACCACGCACCTGATTAGGCAAGATCAGCCAGTGAATTGCACGAATGTCTTTGCTTGTGTATTGAACTTTGCCAAGATCATAAAGTGTGTCTGTGTCTGCGTAAACAATTTTTTTGATTGCGTGTGGGTGAATGTTTCGCATCTCTACAGGCAAACCGTTTGCCCCTTTCGGCGCATAAATGTAAGCGTTGCCGTGCAAGGCGAGTGTCGCCATAGTTTGGTGAACGAACTCAAACATATTCTGTCTATCGTTCGGGCGTTGCAGCACAGAAGGTGTAGGCAGTTTCTCTATGCGACCTCCACGAGTGCGAGTTAATTCGAGAGGCATCGCAGCAATAGAGTCAGCAAGAATTGTTACAGCAGACAGCACAGCACTATGAGCAAACGCAGTTAGTTCGGTGACGATCTCGCCTGTGTAGTTTGGATAATAAGGTCGTGCTGTGATCTGATATGGGTCAATAGAAGTCGGCAAGGCTCGCTGTTCAGACCTGCGAAACAAACTCATACTGCTAGACCTCCAGCAACAATCAAAAGAACTCCAGCAACAATAACAGAAACAGGAACACTAAACGCCGAGATACCTAACACAATCAGAATACCACCGACAATTTCCATCGCTGTCGTAACTGTTTCTCTGTTAATCATTTCCAAATATCCAATACCGCAGGCTCGATAACTGCTGTTGATCTAGTTGTCGCTCTATCTAACGCCATAACCATAGCAATACAAGCGTCAATCTTTCTCTTGCTTTTGCCTTTTGATAAACGCCAGCCTGTGTCTGTCATTCTCTGGGCTGCTGAAAGCACCTGATCGGTGAATGTTGGCGACCCATCGTGCGCCACTTTCTTGTTCACGATCATCTCATAGGCGTTACCGCAAGCAGGAATCATTCGTGCTGCTGACTGCCCGAACTCAACCATTGGTAGCCCGTCATCAGATAACGCTTCTGCGCTTCGCATAAAATACGCAGGGTCAAAAGCGAACTCTTGCACTTGATAAGTGCGGTGCAGTTCTCGCAGATGGGCTTCGATCTCAGCAACATCTACGCCTTCTAAAGATGGTTGCCAAATCTTTGCTCGAACAACAGTTTGCTCGCCTTGAGGTTGGGCGATAACGACACCAATGCTGTCGTGTTTCAATGCCATATCTATTCCAACCCAAACAGGCAGATCAGGCACAAGTTGTTTATCTGACACGCATTGTTCCCACGCACCGACAGGCAACCAGGATTCTTGAGAACGAACCCACTGGTTTAAACGCCAACGCCTCATACCCATTTCACTTGTTTGTTTCACCGCTACAGCGAGATCATCAGGGTCAAGCAGCCCTTCAGCAAGGTTAGGGTTCGCTGTTCGCCACGCTTTTCTGTCATCTATCTGACAATTTTCTGGGGCTTCCCACCACCAAAAACCAAACGAATCATCATCAATTTCGCCCGAAGCAACCTGCTTTCCATACTGATACAGCCTGCCTGCGAGCGAATCGAGATCAAATCCTGCGGTAGTGATACTGATTGTGAGCGGTTCTATTCGTGCGCCTGAGCCTAAGGTCATCTGATCGTAGAGATCGTGGCTCGATTGACCCCAAAGTTCATCGAATAGCACGAGCGATGGGTTCAATCCAGCCTGACCTTTAAAATCTGATGAGAGAACACGAAACACTGAACCGAAGCGAGGCATCTCGATAGCGTCACGATAAATCTTTGATTCAGCGTTCAACATCGGGCTGTTTACGATCTGTTGCTTGGCTTCGTTGAAAATGATTCGTGCCTGCTGCCTATCGTTTGCCACCGCATATACCTCTGAGCCTGCTTCGCCTGCGATCATTCCGTAAACGCCGACAGCCGACAGCATCAAACTCTTACCTTGCTTGCGTGGCAAACCGATCAACGCACGGCGATAACGCAATCTGCCTGAATCATCGTCACGCTCATAAAGAGAACGCAACAGCCACTTCTGCCAAGTTGTAAAACGCAAAGGTGCGCCTGCTCGAAATCCTTTCAGAACATTGAAGTAGTTTTCAGCGAAAGCGATGATCTCATCACCATCAGTGGAACGATTTTTGCGCTGCGTATAGAACGCAGGCTTCCACTTATCGGCTGGCTGAACGCTTTTCGGCAATACGCTTGGCGAGGTCACTGAACTCGTGTTTAGTTGTTTCACCGACATTCAACAATCCTCGCTCTGATGGTGTGAATCCTACTTGCCCTAACAGTGTAATGATTTGGCGATCAACTTCACGAAGCGCACGGCGTTCACGCCACAGATCAGGATTGTTCAGCAACTTGCGGCGCAACAATTCTCTTTCATCTACCGCCTCGCATAACACCATTACTATCTCGGTGTCCATATTCTGTTTGAGCCAGCCTGCACCCGAAGTCCAAATCTGATTCCATAACCGCAGCCCATATTCAGGGGCGATCTCTCGATGCGGTGTCGGGATATGGCTCGAAGCCAACGCAGTGATCTCAGCCATAGGCACAACATCGGGCAACTTGCGCCCTGAGGGATTACCGATACGGCGTTTGCGTTCAACAGGTTTCCTGTTGTGTCCTCCGCTACCTTTGCCACCCATAAGTTTCAAGCCTCGTATCTAATTAGATACAAAGTATGCCACAGAAACTAGCCTTAAGTTTATGCCTCGAGCGACCAATGCTTGCGCCCACACTCGCAGATCAGATCAGGCGTTTTGATCTCTCGCAAACAAACACAAGTAACTGAACGCCTGCGCCTGTCAGCGTGTTCCTTGTAGCCCTCATCGTGCGCTCTCATATAGTGCAGCATATGATCAGTAATGTTGCTGAACTGCTCATCGCAAACCATACACACACAAGTTGATTTCTTAGCCATCTAGCCCTCCTCTTGAACTCGATGACTCCACTTTAGCGAGCAGACCTGCGCTCAGCAAGCCAATCCTCGAGCAGCCCTTCCCAGCCAGCGATCAGGGCTATGCGGCAAGCCCGAAAAACTTGTTTTGCTGCTGATGCTTGCGAGATCAGGGCACTGGGGGATCACAAGTTGCCTCCTCAAAAAAACGGCTTTTGCTTTTGCTCTCAGATGATGGGCTTGTTCTGTCGGCGTGAGTTGCAAGATCGATGTGCTGCCGCCAATGGGCTGTTGGGGTCGGCTGGTATGAGGTGGTCGGCTGTAAACGGGTCATTGGGGCGTTTGCCTTCGCCGCATATCCAGCAGGCGACAGCGTTGTCTCTGATCTGCTTGGCTCGCTTTCGATAGTCGCCTTTGTAATGGGGTCGGTCTGGTTTGGGGTGTTGCTGATACCACAGCGTTTGGCATCTGGTGCAGCGTGTGGCGTTGGTTGTTAGGTTGCGGCAGTTGAGGCAGGGTCGATGAATCGACATTAGCCCTCCCAGCCAAGCACATTCCAGAACAGTCGGGTTGGTTGCGGTTGGGTTCTGATTGCTTGTTGCATCATCGAGAACGCTTTGGATTCGTAATGTAGGCAGATTGGGAATGGTGCGTTTGATGGCAGAGGTTTTGCAAATAGTAGTGGCTGTTCTAATATCTGGCAGTTGTTGGGCAGTGTTTGCTTTGCCCAACGGGATTGCAGCCCTACGGCTACTGCTTTGATCTGAGAGTTCGGGAACGCTACCGCTAGGTTCTTTGCGAGCATTCCTGAGCCTGCTGCGCACCATATCTCGTCAGGTTGCCCGATCTGATTGCGTAATGTTTCTAGCATCGATTGGAATGGGGCGACTGCTGATTGTGTGTCAAAGCCGAGTGGTAGGAATAGTGCGCCTGTTTGTTGTGCGTAATCTCTGGCTCTCTTTTGTACGACATTCATATAGCCGTGTTGGACTAACTCGAGGTGCGCCCCGTTGTTTTGCACTCTTTTCATACGAGGGTGTAGTTCTTTTCGCCAAGCGTAAAAGATTGTGATGCGTTTGCCTGTTTCTCTGCCTATGACTGATAGCCCTACGGGTGCGCCTCCAGCGAACGGTGCGCCGAACACTATGTGTTCTGCATCGCCTATTACATATGGCAAGAATCTGACCTTTGTTCCTCCGTCTATCAGATCATCTCTTACAGCCGAGAAGCCGTTGTGGTGGGTAACGATGAATGGCGTTGTGCTGTATGCCACGCTCATATAAGCCGTGCAGCCTTGCCATATATCCAGTCCTGTAGTTCTGCGTTTACAACAGCGTCAATTACTAAATGTATGCGATCTTGTGAGCCGTTGCGATTTGATACAGCGTGAGGTTTTCTTGTGTCTAGATACCACAGGCTTCCTGTTTCTAGATGTTTGCAGAGTTGTGTTCCGTTTAGTTGCCACGCTTGGAATAAGCATTCTGGGTTTGTTTGTATCGGGATATGTAGGCGAGCGATTCTGTTGATTGTTGCGCCTGCTTCCTTATCTGTTATGTCAGCGTGTCTCGATAAGCCGCCATCTGATGCCCTGACCCTCATAAATCTGATGCGTTGAGTTTGACAGCCAAGCAGATCGAGCAGAGTATGAACAGATGGGAACGCTGCGAACGCTGGGGTGTTTCTGATCTGGTTGTTTAACAGCGTAGAGTTTTCTTGTTTCCATTTTTTTGACATTTCGGCTGGCTTGATAATGAAATGTGGGTCATCGGTGAAACCTTTGAGGCTGATCGCACTCCAAGATTTGCGTATGTTGTATGAACTGTAATGATCTGCCCAGCCTTTGTCAGGGCTGTTTTGCAGATATGTTTCTAGTTCTGTTTTGATTTGGGCGATGATTTGAGGTGACGCAAAGTTTGGGGATAGGCGCTCTAGCGTTGCTTGTTCAGATGTTGCTAATGGTTCGTTTTTGCGCTGCGAAGGGTTGATGCCTCGATACAGAACAGATTTCAGTTCAGATGCTGCGGATACTTTTGTGCCTAACTCTTGGAAGCCGAGCCTTTTAAGTTGGGCGTGTTTCTCTACATCTTCTGTGTGTGTTTCTATCCAGATTGACGGGCTGTTTAATGATTGCAGCCAAGTTTCTAACAGTTTGTCTGGCAGTATCTCGGCAAATGTTAGATGTTTGATCACGAAATCGTGTTGTTTGATGAACAGTTGCCCTGTTGCGAATGTTGATTTGATGCTGTTGCGTTTTGCTTGTTTGCCAACCATGAAGGCGATCAATTTCGTGTTATCGGCGTTAAATAGTTCGTAACCTTCGCCTTGAACGATTGTTTGTGCTATCTCGGCTTCATTGGGCATACCGAATCTGCCGAACGAAAACGGTTTGTATCGATCAAACAGATTTGTTATCGCAGTAAGCCGATCTAACGGTATTCCTTGCTGCCAATCATTGTTGCTCATTGTTTAATTCCTCTAACCATTGAGGCTCATTGTCATAACCCCACTCGCCTTCGCCCAATGTTTCTGTAGTTGCGAACGGGTCGCCTTTAGCGAAAACTAAGATGTTTTGATGTATGCGAGCGATCTTGCGTGATGCGCCGAACATTCTGCCGATTCGCATAGCCCACGAACCGCTTTGCTGCACATAAATACATTCGTTGTAATAGCGCATACCTGCGTTCTCGAACGCTTTGATTGTGTCGCCAACAAAGTTGCGGTAGTTGCCTTGCTCATCTCTGATTTCTGACACAACCCAAACAGCGAACGAGTTATCAGCCAGCAGATTTACTGACCTCGCAATAATTTCGTTGTAAGAAATTAGGAATTGTTCATATGTTGGGCAGTTTGACAGATCGTTTTCGTCATCTGAGTATTGTTCTAAATCAAAATATGGTGGACACGAAAACATCAAGTTGATCGGTGTATCGATGCTGCTCAAATCGACTGTTCTTGAATCGCCGTTAATCCATTGGCACGAACCTGCGCCTTGCCCTAGTTTTGTTTTTTGTTCATTGTTTGCCGCTACTTGTTCTGATCTAAGTTCGATACCGACATAGTTCATTCCTAGATGGGCTGCAACAATGCCTCGCACCGAGCCTCCAGCGAACGGGTCAAATATGTGTCCGTTGTTCGGGCAATACCATCTGTAGGCGATTTCGCAGATAACAGGGTCAAATACTGATGTGCCGTTGTATTGCGGTTTATCAGAATTGGGGTATTCATAGATTGCGCTGTTTGGCAAAGTAAGGTTTTTGTCTCTGCCTGCGTTATTTAAAATTGTGTCAGAGAACTTCAACAAGTTCTCGTTTCTTCCTACCTCAGATTCGATACCTAATTTAAGCCAATAATCACGGCGTTGTTTCCACCAACTTCTGCGACAATCCATAATCGAGAACGGGGCAATTCCGAAACGCTGAGCGATTGCACCTGTTACGACATTGGTAGCAAACTTGTTCTCAAGGTCTAGCGGCTGCTCAAAAGCATTGTCGTTGATCAACAAATCGAGGTCATCGCCATCGAACAGCGACCCAGATAAACCTATGTCTGTTGATGCTAACTCTTTCAACAATCGCTCTAACCCATCGTTGTTGTATGAAGATAAATCTGTGCTGCGGTTATCTGCAAGCAAGATACGCAAAGCCTCGTCATCATCTTTGGTTTCTATGAAACCTGCGTTAATTTGTTTCCAGCCAAGAGCCTTCGCTGCTTTCCAAGTGTGGTTGCCTGCAAGGATACGGTTTGTGCGCTTGTCAACCACGATTGGTCGGTATTGTCCGTGTGCTTTAAGCGATTCAGAGATAGCCCCGATATCACCCTGTCTTACATTCTTTTCGTGCGGTTGAACCGAATCAATATCTACGATCAGGTGTTCTATTTGTCGCTGTGCCATCTCTAATCCTCCGTCAATGTTTCATAGTTTGCGTCAGACATTTTAAGAAGTCTGCCATCTGATTGTATCGCTATCCAAGAAGGTGCGTCAGGGTCGCAGCCACAACCGACAAGATGTTTTGAGTTGTGTGTCAGCGTGTATTCGCATCGTAGGCATTTAATTGTTTTCATAAACTTTGTTGTGCGTGTCGTATTCTTGCGTTAGCGATCTCAGCATATTCGGCTGATTGTTCTATGCCGATAAAATTAAAGCGTTCTAGTGTTGCTGCTTTACCTGTTGAACCTGAACCTGTGAACGGGTCAAGCACCGTGCCGTTCGGTGGTGTGATAAGTCGGCAGAGGTAGCGCATTAGTTCTGTCGGTTTGACTGTTGGATGATGGTTGTGTTTCTTTCCATCTCGAGGATTGCCTGAACCCGTCAACATCGTGTCGCCTGCACCGCCCATTTTGTTTGCGTCTGTATAGTTTTTCAAAGGGAATAAATCAGGGTCTAAACCTTCGTTGCGGTCTTTTTTGCTGGCTTTCGCACAATAAAAAAACCGTGCAGCCGAACCACTGTCGCCGTATTCAACATTTGTTCCTCCGTCTCCACCTAAACCGAATAATCCGTCAGCGTTTTTGCGGATTGCGCCAGTTCCGCTGGTCGTGTGCGGGAATAGTTCTAGCACTTCGTCTGAACCATCGTGAATAAAGTTCGCAGGAAACCGACCTTGACTTGTGACCGTGTATTCAACTGTGCCAGAAGCGTTGTTGTAGTTGTTGCCACGAATATCAGGATATTGAACTGTTTTGCTTTCACCAGTTCCGTCACCGACTCGGCATCCGTCTATGTTGATACCGCCAACACCGTGCGTCAAAACATTGTTCGCTACTGTGCCGTCAAGCGGTTTGCGAGCCAACACAATCGGTTCGTGCGCTGGTTTGAGTGCTGTTCCCCAACCTTCCCACTCTTTAGCCTCAGCCGTAGATTCACCAACTTGAACCAACTGATTCAGTGTGGTGTTGTATCCGTCATCATTGTTGTTCATAAAACCGACACCACTTGCAGGCTTGGCATTGAACTCAACACCAGCCGCCTTGTCAATCGCCTTACTAATATTCAACGATTTTGGAAACCCTGAACCATAAACCCACATAATCTGGTCACGAATCTGAAACCCTGCGTCTTCAATCGCAACAGCGAGCCGATGGTAGGTGCGTGAACCACCGAAGGCGAGCAGATGACCGCCTGGTTTCAATACTCGAAGACACTCTTGCCAAACTGCCACATCGTAAGCAACACCAGTTGAATCCCAACTCTTACCCATAAACCCAAGTTCGTAAGGTGGGTCAGTAATGATTGCGTCAACACTGCAATCAGGTAAAGAT